AAAACAACGTCTGCGCCCGAACCGATTCGCCCGGTGAGTGCCCGCGCTGTGAACCCCGGTGTCATTGACACCACCGATCCTCGGTCTACCCAGACCATGAGTGCATCGGAGTGGATTGCAGCAGAGCGTCAGCGACAAATCGCCAAGGCAAAGGCACTCCGCAATCGTTAACTAGGACATTTCAATCATGGCAAACAGCCTTCTTACCATTGACATGATCACCCGAAAGTCTCTCGAGATCCTCGAGAACAACCTGGTGATCACCCGCAACGTGAACCGTCAGTACGACGATTCCTTCGCCGTGGAAGGCGCCAAGATTGGCTCCACGCTGCGCATCCGTCTTCCGGATCGTGCGCTGGTGACCGATGGCGCTGCGCTTCAGGTCCAGGATGACAACGAGCAGTTCACCACGCTCAGTGTCTCCAGCCAGAAGCACATTGGCGTCAACTTTACGACCGCCGAACTCACCATGCAGCTCGACGATTTCGCCGAGCGTGTGCTGAAGCCGCGTGTCAGCCAGTTGGCCTCTAGCGTCGATGCCGACGTTGCCAACGCCTACAAGGGCATCTACCAGTCGGTGGGTACTCCGGGCACGACGCCGGGCACCTCTGCCGTTCTGCTTGCTGGTCACCAGAAGCTGAACGAGATGGCCGCTCCGATGTCGCCGCGCTACGCGACGGTCAACCCCGCCGCCAACGCCGGTCTGGTTGAGGGCCTGAAGGGCCTGTTCAACCCGACTTCGACCATCAGCCGTCAGTTCAAGACGGGCATGATGGGCGAGGGCGTGCTGGGCTACGACGAGATCAACATGAGCCAGTCGATCCTGACCCACACCACGGGTACTCGTTCGACCACGGACACGATTCTCGTCAACGGTGCCGTCAGCACTCAGGGCCAGGCCACCATCAACCTCGATGGCGGCACGGGCACGGCAACCATCAACGTGGGCGACGTGTTTACGATTGCCGGCGTGTTCTCGGTCAACCCGCAGACTCGTCAGTCCACCGGCTCGCTCCAGCAGTTCACGGTGACTGCGGTTGCGACGGCGGCGGCTGGTGCGTGGACGAACGTGGCAATCTCTCCGGCGATCTACACTCCGGCCTCTGCTCTGGCTACGGTGTCGGCATTCCCGGCGGACAACGCTGCGGTGACGTTCCTTGGAACGGCTTCGACTTCGTATGCGCAGAATCTGGTCTACCAGAAGGATGCCATTGCGTTTGCTACGGCCGACCTGATTTTGCCGCAGGGTGTGGATATGGCTTCGCGCCAGGTTCACAACGGCATTTCGCTGCGTATCGTGCGTCAGTACGACATCAACAATGATCGTCTGCCGTGCCGTATCGACGTGCTGTATGGCTACAGCGTCATTCGTCCGGCGGCCGCCGCTCGGATGTGGGGCTAATTGGTAACTCAACAGGAGCATAAATCATGGCATTTCCTTCTTCTGGCGGTGGTTACCAGCTGACTGACGGCAACGTCAATGAGCCTTCCATCATCATGCAGGGCACTCCTGCGGCGGTTTCCGCTGCGGGTACGCTGACGGCGGCGCAGCTGCTGACGGGCATCGTTGTTTGCAGCGGTACGCCCGGCACGCAGACGCTTCCTACCGTGGCGAATCTTGAGTCCGTGTTGGTCAACCCCAAGGTTGATAGCGGGTTTGAGCTGTCGTTCGTCAACACGGCTGGCAGCACGCTCACCGTTGCGGTTGGTACTGGTTGGACGATCGTTGGCACGGCGACTGCTGCCACCGTCACGTCTGCCCTGTTCCGTGCCCGCAAGACGGGTGACGGCGCCTGGACGCTGTACCGTATTTCCTAAAGGCATAGGGAAGGGGGAGGGCAACCTCCCCCAACCCAAAAGATGGTCATTTACTTACGACATCCAGTGCATGGCACCAAGGTCGCGATAAGCGAAGTTGAAGCTTTGCATGACGCTGAACACGGGTGGGAGAAATTTGATCTTTCCTCGCCTGATGAGCCCGTCATAGTCACTAACGAACTGGCGCCCAAGCGCCGAGGCCGACCCCCCAAGACTGAGGGCTAAACATGGCGACTGCCGGCGAATTGATTAACGGCGCTTTGCGCCTTATCGGGCAACTCGCCGAAGGTGAATCGCCCTCCGCATCTGCCGCAACGGATGCGTTAGTCGCAATGAATCAAATGATTGAATCGTGGTCAACCGAACGGTTGTCCATATTCACCACGCAGGAACAGATCTTTACCTGGCCTTCTGGTCAGTTGAGTCGCACGCTTGGTCCTAGTGGCGACTTTGTGGGCAATCGCCCCATCAAGCTTGATGACAGCACATACTTTATTGACCCCACGTCGGGCATCTCGTATGGCATCAAGTTCATCAATCAGCAGCAGTACGATGGTATTGCGGTAAAAACTGTTACGTCTTCGTATCCACAAGTCATGTGGACTAACACGAATTACCCCAATATTGATATGCACATCTATCCCGTTCCTACGCGGGCGCTGGAGTGGCATTTCATTTCGGTTGATCCGCTTGACGAACCGGCAACGCTGTCAACCACGCTGGCATTCCCTCCGGGTTATTTGCGGGCGTTCCGTTACAACCTTGCTTGCGAAATCGCGCCTGAATTTGGTGTTGAGCCGTCTCCGCAGGTTAAGCGAATTGCTATTTCTGCGAAACGAAACATCAAGCGCATCAATAATCCTGATGACATCATGGCGCTCCCGTACAGCATTGTGGGCACTCGCCAGCGGTTCAACATCTACTCTGGCAACTTCTAGTGAAGACCCCAATCCTTGGCAGTGCGTATGTTGCCCGATCGGTTAATGCCGCGGACAACCGCATGGTTAATCTCTTTCCGGAGGCCGTGCCCGAGGCTGGAAAAGAACCCGGTTTCCTAAACCGTTGCCCTGGCCTGCGGCTTGTCGCTACCGTGGGCAGCGGTCCTATTCGCGGACTGTGGGCTCACTCAGGCATCTTGTACGTTGTTTCCGGAACAGAATTCTACAAGGTGACCTCTGCATACGCGGCAACCAAAATTGGTGATGTCAGCGGCACCGGCCCTGTCAGCATGGCTGACAATGGCACCCAGTTGTTCATTGCTTGCAACGGCCCGTCCTACATCTACAACTACAACACCCTTGCATTTGGGCAAATTACGGACCCTGATTTTGCTGGCGCCGTGAATGTCGGCTACCTTGATGGTTATTTTGTTTTCAACGAGCCTGACAGTCAGAGGATTTGGGTAACAGCACTGTTGGACGGCACCTCCATTGATCCGCTGGAGTTTGCATCAGCAGAAGGCTCTCCAGACGGGCTAGTGGCGCTTATTGTTGACCACCGCGAGGCCTGGCTGTTTGGAACCGATTCTACTGAGGTCTGGTACAACTCTGGAGACGCCGACTTCCCGTTGACGCGAATTCAAGGTGCGTTTAACGAGATTGGGTGTATCGCAGCGTATTCCGTTGCCAAGCTTGATAACGGGATCTTTTGGCTAGGGGCAGATGCTCGCGGCCAAGGCATCGTTTATCGAGCCAACGGCTACACCGGCCAGCGTGTTTCTACCCATGCAATTGAGTATGCGATTCAATCGTACTCCACGATTTCTGATGCGGTTGCCTATACCTACCAGCAAGAAGGCCATGCGTTTTATGTGCTCTGCTTTCCGACAGCGGGGACAACGTGGGTTTACGACGTATCGGTAGATGCATGGCATGAGCGAGCCGGGCTTTTGAATGGCGAATTCGTTCGTCACCGCGGCAACTGTCAGGCTTCGTTCAACGGCTCTCCTCACGTTGGCGACTATCAAAACGGCAAACTGTATGTCTACGACCTTGCCGTTTATGCAGATGATTCGCAGCCTCAAAAGTGGCTTAGATCGTGGCGTGCGTTTCCGCCGGGATCCAACAACTTGAAGCGAACCGTACACCATTCGCTGCAATTAGACTGCGAGACCGGTACTGGCTTGATCACCGGTCAGGGGTCAGATCCGCAGATCATGTTGCGGTTTTCGGACGATGGCGGTCATACCTGGTCAAATGAAAAGTGGGTTTCGATGGGCGCTATTGGCGGGTACGCAACCCGTGCTATTTGGCGCAGACTTGGAATGACTACCAAACTGCGCGATCGTGTGTATGAGGTTTCCGGAACCGATCCGGTCAAAGTAGTCATCATGGGCGCTGAGTTGATTTTGAGCGGAACGAATGACTAATCCGACTAACATTCCAGCTCCGCGAGTACCGATTACTGATGATCGGACCGGGCTCATGTCCCGCGAGTGGTATCGCTTTTTTACCAATTTGTTCAATCAAATTGGCGTCAATGGCAACACCACGTCGATTCAGGATTTGGAAATCAGCGCCAGCGGTTTGGCTGCTGACTCGCTGACTGAAATGCAAAAGAGCCTGCAAGATCTGCAATTGTCTCTTTTGCCTCAAATTCCATCTACGGGCGGCGGAACAACCTATTCGGTGTTCACGTCCACCACAAACGGTCTTGCGCCAGCATCTGGCGGCGGCACTTCCAACTTTTTGCGGGCTGACGGCACATGGGCGGTTCCGCCTGGCACTGGCGGCGGAATTACGGACGGTGACAAGGGTGACATCACGGTATCCGGCGGCGCCACCGTTTGGACCATTGATGCTGGAGTTGTTAGCAATTCCAAGCTTGCCAACGTGTCCACCGCGACGTTCAAGGGTCGGACAACAGCCGGCACGGGGTCGCCTGAAGACCTTACAGGCACTCAGGCCACAGCCCTTCTTGATGTCTTCAGCAGCACTCTCAAGGGGTTGGCGCCGTCCTCTGGTGGCGGAACAACCAATTTCCTTCGTGCTGACGGAACTTGGGCTGCCCCGCCGTCTGGTGGCGTGACGGACGGTGACAAAGGCGACATTACGGTCTCCTCTTCCGGCACGGTGTGGACCATTGATGCTGGAGTGGTCAGTAATTCCAAGCTTGCTAACGTGTCTACGGCGACCTTTAAAGGGCGCACGACGGCCGGCACGGGTTCTCCCGAGGATTTGACGGGAACTCAGGCCACGGCCCTGCTGGACACGTTTACGAGCACCCTGAAGGGCCTTGCGCCGTCTTCTGGCGGCGGAACGACAAACTTTTTGAGAGCAGACGGCACCTGGGCAGCGCCTCCGTCAGGAGGTGTGACGGATGGTGACAAGGGCGACATCACCGTTTCTTCGTCTGGAACCGTGTGGACTATTGATGCCGGCGTGGTGAGCAACACAAAGCTTGCGAACGTAGCGACTGCTACCTTCAAGGGCCGCGCCACCGCCGGAACTGGATCTCCGGAAGACCTGACCGGCACTCAGGCTACGGCACTTCTAGATACGTTTACTAGCACGCTGAAAGGTCTTGCGCCGTCATCCGGTGGCGGCACTTCTAACTATCTCAGGGCAGATGGGACGTGGGCGACTCCGCCAGGAACGGGTGGCGTATCGTTTGCTAACCCAACTGCATCTGTTGGCCTGACGGCGGTCAATGGTGTTGCTACCAGTGCCATGCGATCGGACGCAGCGCCTGCGCTGGATGTGTCCATAGCGCCAACCTGGACCGGACTGCACACCTTTTCTCAGAGTGTCACGTCTACTGCTAGCACCACGGGATCGTCAACCACTGGCGCGTATACCTACGGTGCGCTTAGTTACAGCGACCAAAACAATCTTCTCACACTGCAAAGCAGCGTAAACACTTACGCGCAATTGGTGTTGCAGAATACTAGTGCTTTGTCTTCTGCATCTTCTGACTTAACAATCAGCAATAACAACGGCACGTCATCGACGTTTTATGGCAACTTTGGAATGAACTCTAGCGGGTGGGCAGGAACGGCCGGAACGGCCTCTCTTAGCGCCCCCAACATGGTTTACCTTACTGCCACTTCCGCTGACATTACAGTTGGAACCACTACTTCAAACTCAATCAGGTTTGTTGTGGCCGGTGGCGCCGATGCCGCTACTATTGATACTAGCAGCAGACTTGGCATTGGCGTCACTTCGCCTACTGCCATGCTGCACTTGAAAGCCGGTACGGCAACTGCCAACACCGCGCCACTCAAATTCAATTCCGGCACCAATCTGACTACGGCAGAAGCTGGTGCAATGGAATATAACGGCTCTTTGCTGTTTATGACCCCTACGGGCACTGCTAGAGCACTGTCGCCTACCAAGTATTTTTATCGCAAAAACACCTCAACTAGCCTGAACAATGTCACTGGTGCGCAATCGTGGCTTGGCTTAACTAGCGGTGTCACCCTCGCGGCAAACACCATTTATCATTTTTGCGGCGAGTTTCAGTTAAGCACAACTACAACTAGTGCTCATACTGAAGCTCACGGTTTTGCCTTGACCACTGCTACAGTGACTAACATTAGTTACTCAATTGTCAGGCGGCAAAACCAAACTACGGCACAACAGATCTTTGCAAACTATTTCACGGCGACAACCGCAACGGCCGTTACCAACGCAATTTCGACCACGCAAAACGCTCACTACAGAATTGAAGGCACAATTGCTATTGGCACTGGCGGTCAGGTAAACCCGCAAATCACTTTTAACACCGCTGGCCCTGGCGCTGGCTCTACTATAGCCATTGGCGCTTGGATACAATTTACGCCCATAGGCGCCACCGGCAGTAACGTCAGCATTGGAACCTGGAGTTAATTTATGCCTGCTGTTGCACTTTCCCCCCTTGCTGGCGCTGGCTGGCAGTTTCTTGATAACAGTGGCGCCGTCCTTAACGGTGGCCTGCTGTACACCTATGTCGCCGGCACAACGACGCCGGTCACGACTTACCAAGAATCCACCGGAACCACGCCGAACGCTAATCCGATAGTGCTAGATGCTGCGGGCAGGGTTTCCACTCAGGTTTGGCTTCCGACTGGAGCGTCCTACAAGCTTCTTTTGAGAACCTCTGCCGGCGTTCTTTTGTGGACGATGGACAATCTGCGTGCGGTCAATGACCCCGCGTCTGTGCCTTGGTCAGTCATCACTAGCAAGCCGACAACGGTTGCCGGGTACGGTATTTCTGACGCACTTACCACCACGGCTGCTGCGTCCACTTACGCCCCGATTGCTAGTCCGTCGCTGACCGGCACGGCATCCGCTACGGACGAATCCGCCAACTCCTACAACATTGGTTGGCGCGACTGCCCACAGAATTCCAAGACCGTGAGTTATCAAACGGTTTTGTCAGACCGAGGAAAGCAAATTTACATGAATGGCACGTCATTGACGTTGACCATTTCTTCAAACTCTACCGGAACTAATCCTGTTGCCTATCCTATTGGCACGACAATGATGATTGTGAATGGCAACTCAAGCCCTTTGTCAATTAGCATTGCTGCCGCGCCAGATACCATCACGCTTGCCAACAGTGTAACCACTGGCACTCGGACGCTTGCTCAAAATGGCATTGCAACCTTGACCAAGGTGGGCGCTACGAGCTGGATTATTGCTGGGACGGGATTGACGTGACGGGCATTCTTGCTGGGTTGCCGAGCATCAAGAACGCGGTTCAGACCACGTTCGATTACACGACGCCTGGCACTGGCACGCTTACCATCCCCGGCGGGTTTACGACCCTGACTTTGCAGGTCTGGGGCGCTGGAGGCGGCGGTGGGCGTGGCGCCACTTCGTCCGGCCTAAGCGGCGGCGGCGGCGGCGGCGGGGGCTACAGCAGAAGCAGTTTGACCGTCACGGGTGCGGGCGGCCAAACTATTCAATATACTGTGGGCACGGGAGGCGTCAGCAACGGCGGAACCGGCGGATTTTCCAACGCCTACGCTGGCACGTTCTCAATGACCACCATGACCGCAAACGGCGGGACTGGCGGCACATTGGCAGGCCAAACAAGCGGAAATGGAACCGGCGGAACGGCAAGCGGCGGCACTGCGGTCAACACCACGGGCAACGATGGCAGTAACGGAGTTGGCGGGGCTGGTATCGCCGGAGTTGGAAGTTTGACCGCAGGAGCGGGCGGAGACGGCGGAGAGAGCGGAACCAACGACCCTCCTTTGCCGCCTGAGCCTCCAACAAATGGCGTGCCGGGGTCTGACGGTCGCGTGAGGTTTGTGTTCTCGTAAGGAGCAAACATGGAATTCCTTGCATTGATTGTTTTGGCAATTTTTGCCTTTGGTGCCTACAAGCTTTGGTATGTTCCCCGTGGAACATCTCGGCTCGGCAGTTACCGCAATCCTGAGAACCAAGAAACGGACAAGAAGTAATGGCCGTTACGCTAAAAGTCCTGATTCCAGCCAAGATTGCTGAGTCTACCCAGACCACGCAGTACACGGCCTCGGGCGTCACGGCCATCATCGACAAGTTCACCGCTACCAATTACAGCGGCGCTACAGCCAACTTGTCTATCAATCTTGTCACCCAGTACGACAGCACCGGCAATCAGAACTTGATCGTCAAGACCAAGTCGCTAGCAGCTAATGAGACGTACACCTTTCCGGAGATTGTGGGGCACTACCTCGCGCCCGGAGGATACATTTCCACGCTGGCCGGCACTGGATCGTCCATCAACATTCGTTGCAGTGGTCGAGAAGTGACGTGATAACCTGCAAAGATCACTTGCAGGAGCATTATCACGCACTAGAGTTGCCTCCGGACGCTGCTGCGTGGTTGTTGAACCTGTGGGACGTGATTCAGGTTTTTGATGACCTGTACGATCGAGACGAGGTCGGCAGGACTGACATTCTCAAGACGCTGTGGCGGGTGCTGGTTGCAATGCCCGCCAACCCATTTTACAAGGCAAATGAAGCCCATTTGTCGCCCTTGATTGCCAATGCTCTGTTCAAGTGGGAGGCGGCAAACAAGGTTGAAAGCGAAAATGCCCCAACAGAGGTTTCCTTTGTGTGGCGTGCCGCGTATTACGATGTCGTAATGATGGTTGTCGCGCTTTGTCATGGCCCCGACAAGGCTTTGGAAGTTTGCCACCTTGTCATGGGGCTGTACGGCGAAAAGTACGACACTTATCGGAAGGAGTTTGAGCCATGCCAGCAGCCGCTGTAGCCGCCGTTGCGCCATCGATCATCAAGGCCGGTGGTAGCGTTATCGCAGGAAACCGGTCCGCCAAGGCGGCACGCAAAGCCGCCGAAACGGAGGCTCAGGCCCGCGAACGGGCGCTGGCGTTGCAAAAGGAGATGTTTGACAGGCAGGTCGAGCTTCAGGAGCCTTTCCGCCAGGCTGGCGTTACCAGTACCAACGAGTTGATGCGCCAGTTGGGTTTGTCGGGTGATGCCGCGTCGGAAGGCTACGGCAACCTGATGCGCGACTTCACGATGGCCGATTACGAGGCGGATCCTGGCTATGCCTTCCGAGTCGAAGAGGGTCTGAAGGCCCTTGATCGTCAGGCTGCGGCCCGCGGCGGTCTGATTTCTGGTGCGGCACTGAAGGCAGCCGGTCGCTACGGCCAGCGTGCGGCATCTGAGGAGTACCAGAATGCCTATGACCGGTACAACAAGAACCGTGCGATTCGGTACGGCTTTCTGACCGGGCAGCAGGATGTGGGCATTGGCGCCGCCAACACCGTGGGCAGCGCGGCTCAGAATTACGCTTCTCAGGGCGGCAACGAGATTGTTGGCGCTGGTCAGGCACGGGCTACCGGCTACTGGAACGCCGCTCAGGCTCGTAATGCCATGCTGAACAACCTGATCAATGCTGGCTCTCAGCTTGCGGGAGGGTACGGCACCACTTGGGGACCGGGCTCGCAACCGTCTGCCAACAATCAGTCGGCCTGGAAGAACCCCAACAGTAATGCGCTGTTCAACAGGCTTGTTGGGCCGGGAGGATAATAGAAATGCCACTTCAGCAACTTCCAATGGTGATGCCGGAAATCGGAGACATCTACGAGCCGGCACGCAAGGCGCAGGAATTTCAGCAGCAGCAGAATGCGTTGCGCCGTGAGCAGGCAATACGAAATGCGCTGGCCCAGTCTATTGACCCCCGAACGGGAAAACTGGATATGTCTGCCGCATACACTGCTGGCGGGCAGGAAATTGCGCCTGATCTTTTCAATTTGCAGCGTGATCTGCGTACGCAAGACGTAGAGCTTGCCTTGAAGGGCGCTCAAACCCAAAAGCACTTGTCTGACGTGGACAAGCAGTGGCTAGAGCAGAACTATCGTTATCTAGGATCGCTAATTGGTCGGCCTGACGAGGAAATTGCCCCCATCTATTCGCAATGGCGTGCCAATACGATTGCTCGGACGCCGGAAGCCGCTCCTTTGCTGCCAGAGATTGGCAACAATCAGGTCATTCAGCGACTGATGCAGGACGCCAAGGATTTACATCCGGAAATCGATTTTAACCTCACGTCAGAAGGCTTGGAAGGAATAGACACAAATCCGCAAAGCCGGACCTACGGGCAGACGGTCATCAAGCGTGGCGCACCCCCCAAGTCGCCTGGCGTCAGCATTGACCTTGGCGAAAAGGGTAACCTTGAAGCCACCAAGTTGGGACTTGGGCGTTTGTATGACGCTTACGACAAGCTTCAAGGCGCTCCGGAACTCTGGCAGAGCATGGAGGAGGCAAAGTCGCTTGTTGGTCCTCAATCCAAGAAGTTCATGGGTACTGGCGGCGAACCATTGCTTGAGGCCGTTAATTTCCTCAACAGCCGCTTTGGAACGGACATCAATGTGCAAGGCGTGACTGATGCGTCTCGCATCCGTTCGTTGATGTTCCAAGGCGTCTTGGAAAACCTGCGCAAGCTTGACGCACAGCCGTCGCAGCAGCAGCAGTTCGCCTTGCAGCAGGCCCTCGGTAGTATCGGTACGGATCCTAACGCGCTTATCAAAATCATCGAGTGGAGCCAGCAGCAATTGGAGCAGCGAGTTGATCGCTACAACAAGAATGCTAGCACCGCAAGCAAAAAGTTTGATTTGCCATACGATATCGGAATTCAAATGCCGACTCGTAGCACTTCTGGTGCAACTGCGGGCGGTCCTCCCAAGCCGCCGCCTGGCTTCAAAGTGAAAATCAAGTAGTAGGTGTAGCCATGCCTGCGCTAACCATTGCGTCGAACGATAAAGGCGATCAGATTGCACTGGTTGACAATCAGTGGGTGCCTGTTCAGCAAACGGCCACCAACGATAAAGGGCAGACCGCCTATCTAATCAACAACAATTGGGTTGTTGATGAGCCTGCCAAGCAGGGCCCGTCGCCCATGACGGGCGGCCGCATAGCTAGTTTGACTGCGCGGGCCGTGTCTCCCTACGCAACTGCGGGCGGTATTGGTGCTCTCATAGGCGCACCTGTTCCAGTCATTGGCCCTGCTTTGGGTGCTACTGCCGGCACTGGCGCTTTGGCGCTGACCGATATCGCAACGGGCGGATATAACGCCTTGGCGAACTACATGGGTTGGCCGCGGGTTCGCACCGGATCGGAAGCGATTCAAGATTTGTATGGCTATGCCGAGCCGGAAACTCCTGGTCAACAGATGTACGTCAATGCCCTTGAGGCTGCGACTGGTGCTGGTATGCAAGCCGCTGCCAGCAGGGTTGCCTCTCGTGCGCTTACGGCAGGATCGACCCCGCAGAGAGTTTTGTCTGATTTGTCCAAGCAGCCGGCGGCGCAGGTTGCAGCAGCAACCACTGCATCGGCCGCAACGGACTATGCAAGACAGCAGGGCATTGACGATCCTTTATTGCTGCTTGCCGTGGGCACTGCTAGTGGCGTTCTTGGCGGAGGCGCTACTGCTACTCTAGAGCGAATGATTCGCAACAGAGGCGGTAGAAACGTCACTATTGATTCCGTTCGTGCCGACGCCAAAGCTAAGTACAAGGAAGTTGATGATTCGGGCGTCATTTTTGAGCCTGCTAGCTATGGCAATTTCCTTGATTCGCTTGAACAGCAATTGACCAATGTTGGTTTCAATCCGAATGCGCACACTGCCGTTGCCGCATGGATCAACCGGCTTGAGCGCAGCCGTACTACTGGATCGACGCTGACAGAATTGGATTCGGTTCGCAGCGAAGCTCAAAAGATGTTGGGTCAGCGAAACGATGCCAACACTCGGCGGCTCTTGGCAGAATTCAAGGATTCCATTGACGATTATGTGACCAATGCGGGCCCCGGCGATATTTCCACCGGCAACCTGCCGCAGGCGCAAGCTGCTTTGGGAGATGCGCGGCGACTGTGGACCTCCGTTTCCAAGGCCGAAAAGATTGAGGAATTGTTGCGCCGGGCTAGTCTGCAAGAAGGCAGTCAGTCCCAAGCAATTCGTAATGAGTTCCGCAGCATGGCGCTGAATCAGCGCCAAATGCGCCAGTTTTCGCCTGTTGAGCGTGAATTTATTGAGCAGGTTGCCAGAGGGCGACCGTTCATCAAGGCACTAGAGTGGTTTGGCGAAAGAACGCAGCAGGCTGGCGGACTGATGGCGGCAGGAGGAGCCGCTGCCGGAGCAGTCAATTTTATGCCAGGTATTGACCCTACAACTGGTCTTTTGTTGGGTGGCGGCATGATGCTTGGCGGCGCCGGAATGAAGGGCGCGGCAAATGCACTGACCCGCGGTCAAGCTC